ATGATGAAAAAAAGTATTCTGGCGTTTCTGTTACTCACCAGTTCTGCAGCGGCGCTGGCTGCACCGCAGGTGATTACCGTCAGCCGTTTTGAAGTGGGTAAAGACAAATGGGCGTTTAATCGCGAAGAGGTGATGCTGACTTGCCGACCGGGTAATGCTTTGTATGTCATCAACCCAAGTACCCTCGTGCAGTATCCTTTAAACGATATCGCACAAAAGGAAGTTGCCAGTGGGAAGACTAAAGCCCAACCCATTTCGGTGATTCAGATTGATGATCCTAACAATCCCGGCGAAAAAATGAGTCTGGCACCGTTTATAGAACGAGCTGAAAAACTCTGTTAATTACCTAAAATAGCCTTTTGATTTCCAATAAAAAAACCGCCTCAGTTCTTTCACCAGAACGGGCGGTTTTTAACATTTCAGCTGATGACCACCACGCTTTTTATTGACCATTTTGCACGCAAACTGGAAAACCTGGCGTCGTCATCTATTCTTAAAGGGCAAGGCAACTAAGCCTGCATTAATGCCAACTTTTAGCGCACGGCTCTCTCCCAAGAGCCATTTCCCTGGACCGAATACAGGAATCGTATTCGGTCTTTTTTTAATTGTATTTAAAATCAATTAGTTGCAAACGTCTCCCCGAAATTACTCGAAATTTACTCGAATTTCTGTATTCCGGTCTTTTTTGGTTATATCACAACCAAAACACATTTAACAATCCATTTACGTTAAAATCAGAGCAGTAAGTACGTTTTTTCTCTCTCATCAAGATACATTTTTGTTGTCTTCTCCGATGTGTGGCCAAGTAGACGTTGAGCAAATTCTTCCCCACATGTTTCTTTGTACAATCGTCCAGCCAGGCTTCTGATCTCGTGAAAAGTTGGTGGGTTTTCACTGAACTGGATACCTGTTAATTTTCTGGCTGCGACAAATTTCTTTGTCAGGCCGTCCGGGTGAATGCTGCCGTCAGGGCTGTTTTTTCTAATCCCGGCACTGATTAGATAATCCCCCCTACTTACCATGCGGCACTGTTCAACTACTGTACCAAGTCGTAAACCAGCGACAGGAAGGCTGAGTGACAGGGGGATAGCAATCATCATTCCTGTCTTAATTTGCCTGATGTGGAGACGATCATCATAAATCTCACTGAACCGCATATTTGTTATGTCTTCGCGACGTTGTCCTGTTACAAGGGCTAAGTCCATAGCTAATGGGAACCATGTCGGAAGTTGATCTGCTGCCTCCCTGATGCAGTTGTATGTCTTTAGTTTCAGCCGTTCTCTTGTAACTACTATTTTCGGTGCTCTTGTTGGCGTTACTGGATTTTGAGATATACGTCCTTCAACAATGGCCTCGCGGAACATATCAGATAACACAGAACGCATTGATCCTGCCATCGTGTTTTTCCCTCCTTCAATCCACAAATCAAGAAACTCGGCAATATGGCGAGTGGTTATTTCTGTCAGTAAAACCCCTCCTAATTTTTCTTTTATTGTCTCCAGTTGATTTACCCGAATTTTATAAGTATTTCTGGACACTTTTCTCCTTATAAGAATCGTTTTGTAACGTTCAATCCAGTCTGCCATAGTAAATGAGTCGAACCCTTTTAGTTTTTCAATTAAGGCAGCAGGAGAGTAGTTTTTGTATATATAATGATTTGCTTCAATTGCCTGCGCTACTGCATCTCTTCTTGAAATTTTACCTAGTGTAAATTCTTCTTTCGTCAGAGGGTTGCGCCAGTAATATGCTTTGTCCCTCCTTCGATATGTTAAGTTTTTAGGTAAATTGGGATCGTATTTTTTCCGCTGCATGTTTTAACTTCTCCAGTAACGGACTGTCTCTCCCTTGTCGCCCATTAGGCTGATGGTGTGTTATATCGGTATCAACCTTATTTGGGTTGATATAGAAAGCTTCCGGAACCACCCTGTAACTCCTCCCGTGTAGTTCAGGTGCAGGATAAATGTTTCCATTCCTTGCCCATCGTCTCAGCGTTGATATTGATGGTGGGTTATCCGGATATCTGAGTTTTCCCCACGTTTTGAGTGTCACAAGATTCATTGCCATACCTCTTACGATATGACCGCCAGTAAATATACAGAATACTGGCGGGTGTGGTTGATTTTTAATAATCAGCTATGAAGTTCTAATTTGTATATAATGCAACTCACGAGGACAGAAGTTTCTCGCAATTAAAATTTATCAGCTTTACTTTCTGCTCTCTGGACACGCCTGCTTCTTTTTTCCCTGAGAGCATTTTTTCGCATTCTGATTTCGTTAATTTAGATTTTGAATATCTTGTCCAGTTAGTAGGAGTGCCACCTTCTTTTTCAATAGTGGCAGTTATTTTATACATGAACACCTCCATTATTATTTCCAGTAGTTCGTTTATTCCATCTTTCGAGTGCTTCTTTTTCACTTCCACCATAGCCAGTTCGGGATTCGCATCCGTTGCATTTTGCCCGGTAATATCCTGAAATTGCTTTCACTGTAACAGATGGACAACCACAAAACGGACATGGTTTAACATCGTCATATCTCATAATTTTTGTCATAAAAACTGTCTCACGTTGGCGGTGCATTACACCGCCAGGCTGAATTATTCTTCTGAATTATCGATTACACTGTATTCCCCGGTTAATACAGAGGAGTCTGCCGGATCGATTGTCAGTGGTTCCTTTTCATCCATTGATACTGCACGCTGGATTTCAATTGAGACAGGCAGGTATTTAAACAGGCGACGAATAGCCGTTTTTTTTGCCATTTCTTCCCAGTGAGTTACCCATGGCCCGTTATTACCAGCCTTACTCTGGCTGCGCACCAGTTCAATCTGTTTGCGCGTCATAACTTCAAACTGAGTCCCTCCGTCTTTCAGTCTTGCGACAGCATAGACGTGGGTCACTGGTGCATCTTCGTTTTCTCCCGGGCGGTGTATTAACTTTTCATCAAGGCCAAATTCAAAACTAAACTCGTCACCTTCACGGACAACACGGGCTGACAGGCTGGCGATTTGACCAGAACGGCGAGCCAGATCAATCATGCCGCGATAACCAATGATTAGCTGAACGTTCTTTTTACCGCTCTTTTCGTTTTTATTACCAAAAGGCAGTAAATATGCGTGGCCGAGGGCGCTACCTGGCTCAAGGCCGAGCTGTGAACACTGAACGATCGCACTGACAAAACTCATGGTGTCACAGTTTCCTAGCGCCGGAACCTTACGAATTTCTGTGGTGGCGATACGTATCATTCGTTCAGCCGTCATATGGCGTGGGAGAGCTGCTGCCAGTTGCTCTTTCATTGATGGCTGATTAATAAAGCTGATCACGTCGTTATTTTTACTGCTGCTGGTGCACGGTTTCCCTGGGTTTTTTGCAGATCGGCTTTTGCGATAGGTGGTTGCTTAGTCATTTGCATACTCCTTAGCCCAGCGGGGCAGTGATAACGTTTTAATAGCTGGCCATTCATCGGTATTCAGGCAGTCAGCCAGGGTCCTCAGATTGCGGTGATATTCCTGCTGGCCTGCCAGTTTTGCTTCTTCGCCCATCATGAAAATCTCAACCGGGTAACGTCCGCATTCAACAGTTGTGCTGGCAACCAGAAAAACGAAAGTTGGCAGCACGCCAAACTGTGCTTCATAACCGTCACTGTAGAATGCATCCTGAACGTGATAGCGGTAGTCGTAATAAGCCGTTTTGAATCGTTGAATATCCGCTGTGGTTTTCACGTCCATGATCCAGTGAAATTCAGGAATAATTTTGTCCGGACGGCACCGACACAAAATTCCTGTTTCCGGATCTTCCCAGTAAATTGATGATTCAGCGTGTCCGGCGCTTTCAACAAGCCATTGCCCCAGCGGCAAAGCCATAACGCTTTGATACATGAGTTCAATTTTCCGGCCTTCTTCCGCAGTGATAACCGTTTTTCCTGTGCTTGCGCATTCCATCAGAAACGCTTTCTCTTCTTCTTTTCCGGCGTTTGTACGGCGGTTAAATTCAGGTGCTACGATAAAGCGGTTACTGAATTCTTCCGGTTCAAGTACCCGGCAGTGGAAAGCGGTTCCTAAATCGAGCGTTTTTGTCTTTGTAGTGTCCACGGGGGCATTTTTACGCCACAAATACAGTGCCGGAGTATCAGCAATGTCATCGAGCTGAGACTTACTGACGCCGGGACCCGCGTGGTAATTCTCATTCGAAATTCCGTAATAAATACCTGGCTCTATGTCTTCTACGATTACGGGATCTGCGACTTCGCCAGTTTCATCACTGCAATCGCGATGCGGATCGCTGCCAGCATTCTCATTGTGCGGATGTTCAGCGCCTTCCATTTCCTCCGGATCTTTTTCCTTAGCTTCAACCTGATTCTCTTCACCGAATGTTTCCTGGTATGTTGCGTCGCCCATCACCGCACCACAGTCAGGGCAGTTATCCCCGCCAGTCTGACCGCAGGCATTGCAGACTATTTCCGGTTCCTGTTGCACTACTGGCTCAGGTTGTTTCGCATCCGGGCTGATTTTTTCCGTTTCTGGCTGGTTCTGGTACACAGAATCGCGAGTCTGGATCCCCTTAACCCATTTCGGATCGTTCGGGTCGCTAATTCCGTCAACAAATTCACCACGTGATGCAGCAAGCAATTTATCGGCATCGACAGGATTTTTTGATGGAATGTTTTTCCGGGCTTCATGGAGTTCTGCCCGCAGTTCCTGATATTTCGCATCAACAGAATTTACCTGTGACTGAGCATCCAGCGGCTGCGTGTTCTGATGATGTTCAGTTGCATTCGGTTCCACTGTTTCAGCCGTTGCCTGTTCATCTGCCATTGCGCCAGATGGTTGTGGTTTTTCTTCATCGTCCTGTTTTCCTTCTTCTGTTACTCGTTGCGGCATCGGGGCCGAGGAGCGACCGCAGGCAATATCCACGATTTCCGGATCAGGGTTGGCATGATCGGTTTCAGTCAGTACTTTGTTCAGATATTCAGTGACGTGTGCGGGGATGACCTCGATCCCAATTGGTGCTTCTTTCACGGACGCAACCACGATGGCGCGGGAATAATCCAGCCCGCCAGGCATGGTGATGAATTTGTCGCGGAAAACAGAAAAGGGTGGTTTATTTTCAGCGATAATTTCCTCAATGCGTTTAGCGTGTGCCGGATGAAGGTTATAGATGTCCACGTCCATTGAACGGGCCAGTACGCCAGTGGCTACATCGCGCGCCAGTGATGTCAGATCGTGGACGAAACCTTCGCCGCGATCGGTGAGGTTCCCGCCGCCAGCATTAGCACCGGAAGCCGTGCGAGTGATGCGTGAAACACGATTCCCTTTTCGCCATTCTTTTGTCAGAAGACCGCGATCAATGTGTTCGGTATCCAGCCAGGCTGAAATGAAATTCTTAAATTCATAGGGCTGATGTTTTTTCGTGATAGAGAACACTGCCTTAATTGCATCAGTCAGGCGGAGCAGGGCGGCATTATCCAGAGTTGTCGGTTCTGCCATGCTGCGTATGGCCAACAGCAGATTCTGGACATAGCTGTTTTCCTGATCCATCTCAAGAGCAGTAATGTGTTTGCGTTGTTCACGGGTGGCATGATGCAGGTATTTTCGATCCCCGGCTGCATACGTAAAAATGTGCAGAAGACGCTGTGTGAACCGCAAAGTGGCTACAGAGACTTCGCAATCCTGGCAATCCTCGTGGGCGTCTGCCTGCGCGTTTTCTTCCTGGCCTCCCGTCGCTTCTTCGGTTTCCGGTGCATCCTCCTGATGGTGAACGTCGTCTGGCGCTGCTCCCGGTTTTAGTTCCCAGGTCATGGAGTCTTTGCTGAGTTGATAGCGTTCACTCCAGGTAAAATCGATCTCACCTTCAGGGGGAAGGTCATTAACGACAGGAAAATTTGTGGCAACAGCTTTAAAATAGTTGCTCAGTTTTTTACCTGACTTAACGATCAGGTAGTCCAGAGTGGCACAGGTTGATTCAAAATCGTCGCTTGCCCACAGGACGACGTCAGGTTCACCGGATGATTTTTTCGCTTTCCGTAAAAGGAAGAGTGGTTTTGTGCTCATTGTTTTTTAACCTCAACTCAGATTAAAATTACTGCGAGTGATGAATAAATGTCCCAGGTTCTTCACTCAGGCCTGCACGTTGTGCAGGCTTTCTTTTTTCAGATTTCACCTTTTAATTTCATTGCAATCAGAGTTGCCAGAAATCCGGCTTTTTTTTCTGCGGGCAGATTCTTTCCGATGTGAACCAGACTCATTTTTGTGACACCTTCATCAAGTGTTTTTACGTTGCCTGATGGACCGTCAATATCAACCACAGTGAATGGGGTTTCTTTATTTTCTGTTTTAATCACGTAGCCAATACGCTTTCCTTCCAGATTAACCTCGTGAACAATGTCATCGGTAGTTACAACAGTGACTTCATAATTGGTAATCATTTTTTCTCCTTAATTAAGGTTGAGCGAATCCCTGCCATTGCTGGCATAAATTCAGTTTCGCATAGTCAGTTAATTAAAGTTCGTGTGCCATCTGGTCTTTTTCGGCACAATTTTCACTACAATATTTTTTCATTTCCGTCGTTGGGATAACTCCACGCATGAAATGAAGTGGTCTTTTAATGCTTTTGCTTTCTTCAATTCCTTTATTGCAAAGGTGGTAAGCACATTTTATTTTCTTAGTCATCACCATGACTCCGCCTTTACAGGTAAACCATCACGACCGAGGAAGACTTTAATCATGCAGTCAGAAATGCATGTTTTTGTAGTCAGGTTACGAATATAAAGTTTTCGCTTTTTAATATTGTTTGCCGAGGCGATATATGTCCGGCCTTCATGAAGAACATAATCACCAGGAGTCACACACTGACGTGGTATTTCATCAGTTCCGAAGTGATGTGCAATCATAATTATCTCCATTTTTACAAATGAACTTTGTTGATGCGGTGCCTGGTGCCTCCAGGTGACTGCAACCAGTTAACAATTACAGTCGGCTTTCCCACCCAAACCAATAAGGACTAACATGACTTTTAACTGTGCCGCGTGCGCTTAGCCGCATTCACCGCATCACAAAATTCACTTTAAAAAGGGCGGACATCAGTCGAACTTCAAGAAAAAACTGATGCCACCAAGACTACACACAGCAGTGTTGTTATTCACAACCGGAAGCGCACGGTCGAAGAAGTTTAACGACAAGCCTTCTAAGGGAAAAACACCTCCTCCGTGCGCCTTCGTGTTGTGCGCCTGTCTTTTTACCACTTCAGGCTCGGTGGTATACTGGAGTTCTCACACAACCAGTAATAAGGTATTCCGATGGATAATAAAGACAAAGCCTGGCTACTTGCTTTAGCTTTCAGCATCAGATCGCAGCGAGAAACAACTCATCAAGAATTTTTCTCGGAAATCGAGAATGCTGAGAATGAGTTTTTGTCACTACTTAATGAACGTGATGCTAAAAAAAGCTCCGATTCACTTAAGGCTTGGGCGAAACTAGGCTCTTCAAAATAATTGCTTCTGTAGCGGCATGAACAACTGTTTTTGCCGCCTCTTCAACTTCCTTGTCTGGACGACCAGCCTTTACTTTTTCTGCAATGACCTCCAGCACAGTTGGAAGAACCTTGCTAATAAGCATGGCTGCCACATCTTTGCTGCACAATTGACCGTTAATAACAACCAGATCTTCACCAACCATCTTTTTTCCCCTTAACGCCGGGTGGCGGAACGTTTTATCTACTGCGCTTTGTATCAATCAACAACTGCCGTCATGTTCGTATGCCTCGGGCTGGCTACTTAACCCCTGACCACTGCCTGGTAACTCGAAGTATTGCCCTGCATTCTGTGGAGCGGGGTGAGTTGGTATGAAAAGAAGGATACCCATAGGTATTTAAAAAGTAAATACCTATGGGTAAATTTTTTGCGGTGTCTTAACTGGTGACTAGTTGTTTGGTGAGCTATGATGCGTTTTGTGCTTTCTTTTTACGGATTTCTTCGTAGATCATATTGTAATACTGTTTTTTCTCTTCAAGAGTTTTTAATAAGTTATCCGCTTCACTTTCTGGCAGTTCGTCTAAGAGATCTAAAAAAATACGTTGTCGTGGCGTTAGAACCCTTGTTTCATAACTGGAGGCTGTGTTCGTTGATGATGAAACGATACCATCCATCCATCCCCGGGGTAACCCAAAGGACTCTTCGATAATCTCCACCATATCATCAGCGATCCGTTTTTTCCCTTTTTCCCCTCTGGGTACAACATTCTTGATACATAAGAAGGCTCGCGCCCGATCTTTCTGGCCACGTTAACCGCTTTACCATCGCATTTCTCATCACGAATTTTGATGAGTTGCTGTCGTCTAAATTCATATTTGTCCATAGGTAAATAATAGATGCGATTACTGCAAGGTAAACAACCTGTGGGTATTGACTTTTGTTTACCTGCAGGTATTCTTTGCTGTGTTTACTAAGGAGTAGCTATGGAAGAATTAAGAATATTTCTCAATTCTCTTTCGTCAGATGAACAGCGTATGTTTGCATGCGAGTGTGGTACCAGCATCGGTTATCTAAGAAAGGCATTGAGTAAAGGTCAAGTGTTAGGGGCATCGTTATGTGTCCTTATTGAGCGAGCCAGTAATGGTGAAGTTACACGTCAGCAACTAAGGCCTTTTGATTGGATGAATATTTGGCCCGAGCTGGAAGATACCAAAACGTTAACACAACCACTTTCTAGGAGCTTGATTCATGAAAATCAAGCATGAACACATCCGCATGGCGATGAATGCCTGGGCGCATCCGGACGGTGAAAAAGTTCCGGCAGCTGAAATAACCAGGGCTTATTTTGAACTGGGTATGACGTTCCCAGAACTGTATGACGACAGCCATCCGGAAGCCCTGGCTCGCAATACTCAGAAAATTTTCCGCTGGGTGGAGAAAGACACCCCTGATGCGGTTAAAAAAATTCAGGCATTGTTACCAGCGATCGAAACAGCAATGCCACCTCTGCTGGTGGCCCGAATGCGCAGCCACAGTTCAGCCTATTTTCGGGAGCTGGTGGAGACGCGGGAACGACTGGTGAGAGACGCTGATGATTTTGTCGCAGTGGCGATCGCTGGTTTCAATCAGATGAATCGTGGTGGTCCGGCGGGAAATATTGTGGTTGTGCATTGACTGACAATATTCATACCGGATCGCTTCCGGCAATTCGTGAGTAAAAAGATTCGGTATCAGAAGAGGTGAGTATGGCTAACGCCTGGCTCAGATTATGGCATGACATGCCAAACGATCCTAAGTGGCGAACAATTTCCAGGGTGTCAGGACAGCCAATCGCAACAGTGATGGCTGTGTATATCCACCTTCTGGTGAGCGCGTCACGAAATGTCACGACATGTCACGGCGTGTCACTACGTGGTCACATTGATGTCACAGCGGAAGATTTAGCAAGTGCGCTTGATGTGACGGAAGAAGTAATTGATTCAATTTTACAGGCAATGCAGGGGCGGGTACTTGATGGAGATTTGATCAGTGGATGGGAAAAACGCCAGGTACTGAAAGAGGACAATGGCAACGTTTCACAAACCGCGAAATCCCCGGCAGAGCGCAAGAGAGCGCAGCGCGAGAGGGAAAAATTACGAAAACAGAATGAGGGGGCGCGCGACGAGTCACGCATATGTCACGACATGTCACGACGAGTCACGACAGATAAAGATACAGATAAAGAATTAAACCCCACACATAACGCGCGCGTGCGCGAGAGTGCTCCGGTCAGTGAGTCGAATGGTTTGCCGTTGCAGGCAACGGAACCTGATTACCTGGAAGGCCTGAGCGAACCCATCGGAAAATTTCCGATGACCGCCGGCTGGAATCCGTCGCCGGATTTCCGACGACGGGCTGCACTGTGGGGAGTGGCTCTGCCGGAGCCGGAATTTACACCTGCTGAACTTGCCGCCTTCCGGGATTACTGGAGCGATGAGGGCAAAGTGTTCACGCAGGTTCAGTGGGAGCAGAAATTCGCCCGTCACGTAAATCACGTCAGGGCGCAGGTTAAACCAGTCAGCAAGGGGGTGAGTCATGCAGCCGCGCCAGGTGGCACCGCATCACGGGCAGTTCAGGAAATTCGGGCAGCACGTGAGCAGTGGGAACGTGAAAACGGATTTATCAACGACGGAAACTGCCTGGAAGCTGTGGGAACTCATGGGGGAGATTTATTCGAACCGCTGGACCCAGAAGAACGGGGCCGCACCTTCGAAGCTCTGGATTGCACAGATTGGCGCGATGACTGAGCAGCAAATCCGACAGGTCTGCCGCCAGTGCATGGACCGCTGCCGGACGGGTGAAACATGGCCTCCGGACCTGGCTGAGTTTGTGGCACTGATTTCGGAAAGCGGAGCCAATCCATTCGGTCTGACGGTTGATGTTGTGATGAAGGAGTACCGCCGCTGGCGCAATGAGTCCTGGCGATACGACGGAAGCGATAAATACCCGTGGTCTCAGCCTGTGCTGTATCACATTTGCCTCGAGATGCGTTCAAAGGGGATTGAGCGCCAGATGACCGAAGGGGAGTTAAAACGACTTGCAGAACGGCAACTAGCGAAATGGGCAAAGCATGTTGGTGACGGCTTCAGCGTTCCGCCCGTACGGCGGCAACTGGCAGCACCAAAACGCCCGTCGGGGCCAACACCAATTGAGTTGCTGAAACGGGAGTATGAACGCCGGAAGGCAGCTGGTTTTGTATGAATTGTGAAGGTGATTTTTCAGGAGGACTTGTGGCAAAAGTTTTTACATCCGAACAGCGGGAAGAGCTAAAGGCACGAATTATCGGGTTGGTACGCAAAAATGAACGCATGACGATGTCGCAACTGGAGAGAGCGACGGGAGCTGGCTGGCATTCGGTCCGACGCTGCCTTGTGGATGTACTGGCTTGTGGTGATTTATATATGTCCGGGGAATACGGTGTTTTTGCATCAGAGCAGGCGTATCGTGAATGGCGTAAGACACCGGAGAAAACAACTGACCAGACACTGATTCGAAAGTTACCAGACGGAGAAATACGCCGCTACGACAGACACCTGAACATAATCTGTCGCGAGTGCCGGAAGAGTGAGGTTATGCAGCGAGTGTTGGCGTTTTATCAGGGTAATTTTCAGGAGGTGATGGCGTGAGGGTGAGAGTCTATATCGCCGGTCCAATGACCGGATATAAAAATTTCAACCGTGAGGCGTTCCACAAGGCGGAAGAGGAACTGAAACGGGAAGGGCATACAGTCTTAAACCCGGCAGTACTTCCGGACGGACTGACACAGCCACACTACATGGATATTTGCATGGCAATGATTCGTTGTGTGGATGCGATTTACATGCTGAAAGGCTGGCAGCGGTCAGCAGGTGCTAAGGCAGAACTGGCGCTGGCGGAGAAACTGGGGCATGCAGTTATTTTCCAGGAGGCAAACAGTGAGTAACCAATGGCGACCAGATATTTGTCCTATAACCGGACGTGCATTTTTCATGTGGATTGAGCATCCGACATTGGGAAATGTGCCGACGTATGGCGGCCCATTAGACAGTTACACCATTCCAACAAAGGACAGCGATGGTGAGTTTTCGTGTGAGCGTTACGATCATGATTTCGGTGGCTGGGTAGAAAGCGAATGTCTTGGGTTATATCTGATTGATGATAAAGAACAATGCAGAGTCTACGAACTCGAGGAACGTGTTAAAGAGCTGGAAGCGCGGGAAGTTCATTTGCCGACTCGCTACGGCCTTCGATATGGACATCCGATAAATGATGATGAGCGCCACGTCATGATACCTAAAGAAAATGGCTGCTGGCTTTATCTGGCTGACTTAGAACATGCACTACGTGTTGCTGGCATTCACATCAAAGGAGAGGAGTATGGGAATAAAACCAGAAGATGAGTTAAGTAATATTGTTTTATTTCCGGTAAAAGAGGATGACCCGCGTAATCAGGTTAATTTTCTTTATGAGCCATCGGAAAGACCATATTGTCATCACGCTTCTGTCCAGGTTGACGAAAAAGAGCGTCAGGTCCGCTGTAAAATCTGCGGTGCAGTTGTGGAGCCGTTTGACTGGATGCTCTCTGTGGCTAAAAGAGAAACCAGACTGGCAGATGATGTAAGGTTATTGCGCCAGGAGGAGCAAGAAAGGCGGAAAAATATAGAAAAGTTAATTCAGATTGAGCGTAACGCGAAAGCGCGGATACGTAGGGCGACAAAATCCAGAACTGAATAATTAAATTTAGCGCTGTTAAAAATTTAATCCTTAACCGGAGGGATTTCTGCACCCTCAAAACATCAGGAGGCCGCCCGAAAGGGCGGTAATAAATGACTGCATTATTCAGAAAAGAATATCCGCGAAAAAGTAGAGCGACAGAATTTTTGTTTCTCATTCTGTTTATCGTGTTGATGATACCGATATCCCCGCTAATTTTTGTCTGGGTAATCGGGAAAATAATTGAGCCAGTTATTGAATTGTATAACGACGTGGTATGGGCCTCGTTCAACACACTGCACAATAAAATTAATCCGTATAAGGAGAACTGATATGATCACTATTTTCAGAGAAAACGCGGAGATTAAATCATTCATCACTGGTTTCCTGAGCGACGCGGCGCACGATAACCAATCTTCAGACAGCCTGCTTGCTAATGTGTTTCGTATCGCGCTGGCATCGCTGGAAGCAGAACCGGTGGCGTGGAAGGCAACCTTCACGCAAATTGACCATGAATATAATACGTTCACCGCTATGTATTCTGACAAAGCAGAAGCCGAACGCTGGGTGCGACTGCATAAAGTCGGTGATTTTCGGGCAGAAATAACACCGCTTTACGCAGCGCCGCCAGCGATGGTAGTGCCTGATGAAATGGATTTGCTTACCTGCCATCTCGACGGTGTAACTGAAACATATGCTGATGGTTGGAACGCCTGCCGCGCCGCCATGCTTAAGGGAGATAAATAATGATTAATCGAACCAAACTGGAGCACATTCTCGAATATGCCAGGCAGCAGAAATGTATTGGGCAACTTTGTAAAATTCCACCAGGAGATATGGTTGAAATCGTGGAAATGGCCATGCGTAAGGCTGGCAACTCTCCGGTAGCTCCGGCTCGCCTGCCTGGTGGTTTCACCATTGAGGATGCGAAGGAATTACATGAAAACCTGGTTCGCAGCCACATAAGCCAGGCTTTAAGTGGCGAAAAGATGAAAAAGAAAGATCGCGAGGCTGATTTGCGCTGGATTCATGACGTAATAGTTCAGGCCGCGTGGTTTGTGAAAGCATCACTGGAAGCGTTGCCTGAACCACCGCAGGAGGTGAATCAATGACCTGGCCTGAAGCATTCACAACGGTAGGAATTGCGATGGCGGTGGCGCTGGTGGTGTATTCGATTTGCCGCTGGGGATAAAAACGGTTTGCGGGAAAAGGAGAGTTAAGTAGAATTGCTGCGGGTGCTTGAGGCTATCTGCCTCAGGCATGAACACCAACGGCAGATAGATAAAAGCCCCACCCGACTATAAATCGAAGTGAGGCCCCTATATGCTAGACACATATAGATTGCCTCTTACGGACCGAAAGGTCAAGGAGAAGCAGGCTATGAAGCAGCAAAAGGCGATGTTAATCGCCCTGATCGTCATCTGTTTAACCGTCATTGTGACGGCACTGGTAACGAGGAAAGACCTCTGCGAGGTACGAATCCGAACCGGCCAGACGGAGGTCGTTGTCTTCACAGCTTACGAACCTGAGGAGTAAGAGACCAGGCGAGGGAGAAATCCCTCGCCACCTCTGATGTGTCAGGCATCCTCAACGCACCCGCACTTAACCCGCTTCGGCGGGTTTTTTGTTGCGCGCTGAATACGCAGGGTGAAAAATAACCATATATTTGATTATATACACAACAAAAATAAAAGTCATTGCACCTGCACATTAAATAATCAAATATACGACGTGAAATAAATATTTTTCAGATTAATATTTTTGTCTCTATGTGGATATAACCGTTTGTACTTATAAACCTGGAGGCATCGTGGAAAAAATAAAGAAACTATTTAGTAGCAAATATGCAGTCATACGTCGTGATGACCTGTCAGTTATAGTCGAAATGGATTACTTCCCTGAAACTAAAAAATCAATGATGTATCGTAATGGTCGAAAGGCAATTTTTTTACCGATGAGGGTAAGTGACATTATGGGAAATGATAAACTGCTGGATGAATTGCGAGTCAGAGCATCCTGTTAGTATTGGCATTAATTCTGGTATACTACATAACGGGCTGAACACCCATTCTACTGCGCCAGCGGAGAACTACGATGGCGCATATACAACTGGTCAAACAAACCTCTTCCGGATTACTTCTCCCGGCGACGCCGGAGAGTTGCGATTTTCTGCATCAAATCAAAATAGGCGAGTGGATACACGCTGATTTTAAGCGCGTTCGTAACTACGCATTCCACAAGCGTTTTTTCAAACTCCTGCAACTGGGATTCGATTACTGGACTCCAGTCGGAGGGGCGATCACGCCTCGCGAACGAAAACTGGTGTCCGGTTTCGTTGATTATCTGTGCGAATCAGTAGGCCGGGAACATACGCCAGCTCTGAGCGAAGCCGCAGAGCAATATCTGAATACAGTTGCGACACGCAGAACCCGGGATACGGCATTGCTAAAGTCGTTTGACGCTTTCCGCGAGTGGGTAACCATTCAGGCCGGATTTTACACCGAGCATATTTATCCGGACGGTAGCCACGGGCGTCGGGCGAAATCCATCGCTTTTGCGAATATGGACGAAACCGAGTTTCAGCAGGTTTATAAAGCCGTACTGAATGTGCTGTGGAACTGGATCCTGTTCCGTAAATTCTCCTCTCCGGAGGAAGTCGAAAATGTGGCCGCGCAGCTGCTGGAGTTTGCGTAATGGTGGATTTACGTAAAGCGGCGCGGGGGCAGATGTGCACCGTCAGAATTCCTGGCTACTGCAATCACAATCCCGAAACATCTGTGCTGGCGCATTACAGGCTGGCGGGGACGTGCGGAACAGCGACAAAACCACACGATATGCAGGCAGCGATTGCCTGTAGCTCGTGCCACGATTTAATCGACGGGCGGGTAAAAACCAGCGATTACACCAAAGAAGAATTGCGCCTGATGCATGCAGAAGGTGTTTTTCGCACACAAGAAATCTGGAGAAAGGAAGGTTATTTATGATTTACCCAACAAATACAGGCAAAAGCGGGGAACACCTTCGTCTCACCACGTTGGAAAGTGTCTGGATTCAGGGAAAACTGCGCATGTGGGGGCGCTGGTCGTATATTGGCGGCGGTAAGACGGGAAATATGTTCAACCAGTTGCTGGCCTCTAAAAAGCTGACAAAAACGGCAATTAACGAGGCGCTCCGGAGGATGAAAAAAGCAGGTCTGGACAAACCTGAACTTGAGGCTTTTTTGCGGGATATGATTAACGGCAAGCAAAAGAGCTGGCTGGTACATTGTACCGATTCAGAGGCGTTATGCATTGATCGGGTGATTAGTGAAGTGCTGGCAGAACACCCAGGATTGATTTGTATCCTCCGGCAACGATATGAAGGGAGGGGGATGACTAAGCGAAAAATGGCTGAATTGCTGAATGGTTCACACCCTGAGTGGTGTTACGCCACGTGCCGTAATCGCATAGATGCGTGGTTGAAAATGGCAGAGTTTATGCTCTATCTGCCGATGCGTGATGCATTCTCTTCCGGGGATCTAAAAACCGTCTGTTGACTCAATCTGTTATCCGGGGCTATATTCCTCACGCGCCAGCAAAATCTGGCGTCGGGATTGGCGTCCTGGATAGAGACCGCGACAGATACACGCCGCGAGCGTGTTTTTTATTGTCGTATGCACGCGCACATCTGAATTATGGTGGGCTGTGTGGGGGCGGAGAGATCCGCGCCGGTCGGTTTCCCGGTTACGCCAACCCTGCACAGTTCACCACCAGACGATTGGCGTCGTCGGTGGTGAGTTATTAAGAAACCACCAGAGGGCGTCATTATGACAACTCAAATTTCTGTTGAAACTCTCTCCCCTATCACCCATAACCAGATTCCTGTTATTACCACCGAACTTTTGGCGCAGCTTTACGGCACTGAGCCGGTGCGTATTCGCCAGAATCATCATGAGAACAAAGCACGCTTCGTTGAAGGGAAACACTTTTTCAAAGTTGTTGGTAATGACCTTAAAGAATTGCGGGTAGCTTTAAACTACTCACAAAATTTGCGGGTTACTTTAAGTAACTCACAAAATTTGCAACCATCTTTAAGAGGGTTACAAATTTCCCCGAAAGCCCGCTCCCTTATCCTCTGGACAGAACGAGGCGCAGCCCGTCACGCCAAAATGCTCGAAACCGATCAGGCGTGGGATGTGTTCGAAAAACTGGAAGACTGCTATTTCAGACAAAAGGATCTGTCAGCGCCAGCTTCATGCCAGAAAAGTTACGACACGCGAGTTCTCTGTTATCAGCGAGGCGGTGTCACTGTTTCCACAATTCAGTTGCGGGATGATGATATTGTTATTTCCCTTGAGTCATGGCTGGAACTGGCGAGAGCCAATGGTTGGTTTGTTGTTCGCAGAGATAAACTGGTGGAAAGGCTGATGCAGCTTTAAAAAAGTTCTTGCAATTTTAGCCATAAACTGCTTCAATTCCGGTACGCTTCGCAAAGCTGTATCGCGAGGCGAATCAAGCGCATGAACTTTACCAGAACCCGCCATTGAGCGGGTTTTGTTGTTTCTGGGGCGTGATATCAGAAACGACATTTAATAATCGCCTTCAAAATAAATTTGTTTATATATTGTCATTTATATTTTAAGTGAAAGTGAATTATTCACATAAAATAAAAACATATAAATAAATTTACATAACTTGACGCAAGGTGTTGTTGCGATTGGAGTATTAAATCGTATCATCGAAAACGGCTCTGAGGGGGAACTCTTCTTTGAGCGGTGATATCGCTCCCCTGAAGAGCCAATGCCGACTTAGCTCAGTAGGTAGAGCAACTGACTTGTAATCAGTAGGTCACCAGTTCGATTCCGGTAGTCGGCACCATATGCGGGTATCGTATAATGGCTATTACCTCAGCCTTCCAAGCTGATGATGCGGGTTCGATTCCCGCTACCCGCTCCAGCAGAGGACAATAGATGCTAGGTTGTGTTAGGCACTGACACATTATATGTGTGGGATGTTTTTGTTTTACCCTGACTCCTTACTACATCCCGTCCTGTAATGAATGTTATTTATTACGGTATCAGTGCTGATTTTTTTATAACATCGGAATGGCGCATTGTCGGTGGAGATTTTGTATTTCCTGACAGGGTCGGTGATGTGCCATCCCGATGTTGTAAACATCGCTAAAAATGACATTGAGATTAATCATATACTAAGCAAAACCTGGAAATACATCCTTTACCGCCTCCACCGGGCGGTTTTTTTATTTCTTCTCCGGACAAAAAAAGACACGAGCATTCTGGAATACTCGTGGGACAAGGTCCTTGGTTAGCAATTTGCGGGAGGGTGAAAAAAGGCGCGGCCGTCGGATTAAAGCCGCGGGACAAAGTCCGTGAAGAATCATAAGCATCTGTCTCCTCCGGGAGACGAGTTGATATTACTAAGCTTTAAAAATGGTTTAAATCCCCGTATTAACCTTAATTTCAGATAAGCTTTATTTCATTTCTTCGCGCCACGCCCGGCGCACATCAAAAACCACAGAGCCTTTCAGGGGTGAGCTTACGGGATGGTCAGTGTGACTTTCTCTGTGGGCTGGTCACCCCCGGGCGCAGGCTCACCCACTAAAAGGAAAAGTCACGATGTTTGGTATTTTCAAAAAGAAAACCCGCAAGGCCATTACCGAAGTGAAGAAGATGGAGAACCGCGACGCAGTGGAGGCGACCGTCTGGGGCGCGTATTCCATTGCATATGCTGACGACACCTGTGACGCGAAAGAAGTCGCGGTACTGGAGAAAACCATTGCAGCACTTCCTGCCTTTGCGCCGTTCTCCGGTGAGATTGCACAAATGAGTGCAAATATCCGCGCCCGTTATGAAGCGTCGCCGCGTTCTGCCAATGCCGAAGCCCTTCGTCAGCTGGCTGATGTTGCCGGTACTGATGATGCAGTTAATGTGCTGTGCCTGTGTCTGGATATCGCTGACCAGGATGGCATTGGTCCGGATGAAGAAGCACAGCTCAAGAAAATTGCTCAGGCGCTGCAGTTACCGCTGGAGCAGTACCTGTGAAAAGTGCGCGCCTTGTGCTGGCTGCCATCCTGCTGTTTCTGGTAGTGGTGGTGGATTTCACCGGACGGCTGATGTCGGTGCTGGCAGATGGTGTGCTGGTGGCGATGGCGCTGGCCGTACTCCGGCCTTTACTGCGCAAATCTGAATAACACCACACAAAAGGCATCTGCGGGTGCCTTTGACGGGGTGTTGTTTTTTACGGGCCGCTGGTGGCCCTTTTTTATTTACAGGAGAAAAAGTATGTCTGAACCCTTATCCGGTTCCGGCACGGCTGCGGCGCTCGGCGGGGCGACGGTATTCGGGCTGTTTACCGGAACGGATTTCGGGATTGTGTTTGGTGCGTTCGCCGGGGCGTTGTTTGTGGCAACGATGCCGCAGAAGATTTCAGCCTGGCGTGTGGCGGCACATTTTCTGGTGTCGTTCATTGTTGGTGTACTGGGGGCGCGTGTACTGTCAGCCTGGATTGCATCAAAAACAGGTTATGACGGTACATCTGCGGATGCACTGTGTGCGGTGCTGGTGGCGGTGGTGTCGGTGAAGATTCTGTCGTTCATCCACCAGCAGGATATCGCATCACTGGTGTCCGGCCTGTTCTCCCGCCTGCGGGGTGGAGGAGGCGGCAATGTTAAGTAACCTTCCCGGATTGCTGAATGTGGCGTTATGCACGGTTATCGTGCTGACGCTCTTTTTTTATCGTCGTCGTGACTCCAGACACAAACCGCTGATGTCATGGCTGGCCTGGCTGCTGATGCTGCTGTATGCCTTTGCGCCCCTCAGCTATCTGTGTGGTCGCCCGTTAGCGGCGAACTGGCTGGCGGTGGGGCTTAATTTGCTGTTCTGCGTGCTGGTAATACGCGCACGCGGGAACGTTTCAAAAATCCTTTCATTCCGGAGGTGAGCATGTCGGGTAAATTCAGATTCAGTCGTCGCAGTGAAAAAAATCTGGAGGGCGTCAAACCACAGCTGGTTGCTGTCGTTCGCCGTGCGCTGGAGCTGACGGAGGTTGATTTCGGTGTTACAGAAGGTCTGCGCACGAAAGAACGCCAGAAACAGCTGGTTGCAGAAGGCAAGAGCCAGACCATGAACAGCCGCCACCTGACCGGTGATGCGGTGGATGTTGTGGCCTACATTGGCAGCCAGGTGTCATGGGACTGGCCTCTGTACGAGAAAATCGCGCAGGCATTTAAGCAGGCTGCCGCAGAGCTGGGAACTGCCATCGAATGGGGCGGGGACTGGAAAACACTGAAAGACGGGCCTCACTTTCAGTTGAAACGCTGATAACCAGGTGTGTTATGAGCCGAAAACACTGGACACACAGAATGCCGCGAACGGCGGCGAAATGGGCACTGGTAGCGATACTGGTGCCTTTTTCCTGGTGGGATGCGTCAGCCTGGATAAGGCGCGCCAGCTTTTCGATACAGCTTCTCAGGTCTGTGAAATTGTCGACGGTGTCCGGCAGTGTATGCAGAACTGATCGCCTGATAATTGTTTTACTAAGGAGAAATGATGGAATCGTCAATTATGAAATATTTCAATTATGAGCATCTTCCGACTTCGTTAAAGGAAGTGAGTAAGCCAATTGGTGAACTGGCAAGAGTAATGGATGAATCTTTGCCAGACGGTCCGGAAAAGTCGGCTGGGTTACGTAAATTGCTTGAAGCAAAAGATGCTCTGGTGCGAGCGAAACTGGGTTAAGGCATTACAGCAGCCCTTCGGTGAGGGGCTGCGATAATGTCACTAAGAGGAAAAATTCATGGCAAAACCGGACTGGGAGGCCATCGAAACGGCATACCGGGCCGGAGTCCTTAGCCTCCGTGATATAGGCGAGAAATATGGCGTAACAGAAGGGGCTATCAGGAAGAGGGCTAAAAAGCTTGGTTGGGTACGCAGTGGCGGTACGCAGGTTTGCAAAAATGGTACGCAAAAAAGAAAAGTGCGTACCAGCAGAAAGCCTGCCATTACTGGCCTTACACAAAAAGGTACGCAACCAAAAACAGAAGCTACACCGGATACGAAACCGATACGCGGAATGCGTACCGATCCCCCGACTAACCCATTCCAACCCGGTAACCAGCAGGCATTAAAACACGGTGGTTATGCCCGTCGCCTTCTGCTCAAAGATGAGGTGATAGAGGACGCTAAAGCGTTGACGCTCGAGGACGAATTATTTCGCCTTCGTGCTAACAACCTTGTCGCTGCAGAGAATATTGGTCGGTGGCTGGTGTCGCTGGAAGATGCTAATGGGGACCAGGAAAGGAAGATGCTGATGGAAAATATCAGCGCCGCCGAGAAAGCAATGATGCGCAATACAGTTCGTATTGAGTCCATCGTTGGCACGCTTGCGACGGTAGGAAAAATATTTGCTGATACAGCCTACCGCAAGGCCGCCACCGATAAGGTGTCTCTGGAGGCTGATCGTCTTCGCCGTGATGCAGGTATTGATGATGGCAATGGAGAGCGTGACCTCAATGACTTCTACTCTGACATCCAAACCGACGCTTAATCCGGCTTTACGTAGTTTCTGGACTACGCGGGCACGTAACAAAGTGCTTTATGGTGGCCGGTCATCGTCAAAATCATGGGATGCCGCTGGTATTGCCATATTTCTGTCGAATAAATACACCCTGCGTTTTTGTTGTGCCCGTCAGATCCAGAACAAAATCGAAGAGTCGGTGTATACCCTGCTCAAAATTCAGATAGACAGGTTTGGCCTGCGGCACCGTTTCCGTATTCTGAACAACAAAATCATTAACCGGGTTACTGGCTCGGAATTTGTTTTTTATGGATTATGGCGCAACATCGAAGAAATTAAGTCACTGGAGGGGATCGATGTGTTGTGGCTGGAAGAAGCCCACGCACTGACGGAATACCAGTGGAAAATTCTGGAGCCAACGATCCGTAAAGAGGGTTCGGAATGCTGGTTCATATTCAATCCCGGACTTGTTACTGATTTCGTCTGGCGCAACTTCGTTGTTGATCCGCCCGAAGGCACTCTCATCCGCAAAATTAACTATGACGAAAATCCGTTTCTGTCTGACACCATGCTTAAGGTTATCGACGCGGCGCGACGCCGTGATCCGGATGGTTTTAAACATGTGTATGAGGGCGTTCCGGAGTCTGATGATGATGCGGCAATCATCAAACTGTCCTGGATAGAAGCCGCAGTGGATGCGCACAAAACGTTAAATTTCGAACCCAGTGGAAGAAAGCGTATTGGCTTTGACGTGGCTGACAGTGGTACAGATAAGTGCGCTAACGTTTACCGTCACGGATCCGTTGTTTTCTGGGCCGACGAATGGAAGGCCAAAGAAGATGAATTACTGAAGAGCTGCCAGCGTACTTATCAGGCGGCGCTGGAGCGTGAAGCAGAAATTGTTTACGACTCTATCGGTGTTGGTGCGTCTGCCGGTGCTAAATTCTCTGAAATTAACGCTGACCGGAAGAGCGAGAATGCATACGCGAGACGTGTGAATTACCAGAGGTTTAACGCCGGTGCTGGTGTGCATGAGCCAGATGACGAATACAACGGCATCCCCAACAAAGACTTTTTCGCAAATCTTAAGGCTCAGGCATGGTGGCTGGTGGCTGACCGTTTCAGAAATACGTTTAACGCCATTAACAACGGAGAACAGTATCCTGTGGATGAGCTGATCAGCATAGATTCTCGTTGTCCGTTGCTTGAAAAGCTGAAACTGGAACTGACAACACCTCATCGCGATTTTGACCGTAACGGACGTGTGATGGTCGAAAGTAAAAAAGACCTCGCAAAACGCGAGATACCGTCACCAAACGTTGCTGACGCATTCATTATGGCCTTCGCGCCAATTGATACATCGCTGGATATCTGGGAACAGCTGGGGAGACAGGCCTGATGGCACGAAACAAACAAGCCCTGCGGCGAACTGCGCAGGCCACAGCTGATGGTTATGAGAATTTTATTGCCCGCGTAGGGATGCAGACACCTAACCAGCACTCAGCATCCACCTACCGGGCTAATTTCACCAGTCGTAACCGCATGCTGGTGGAATGGTCCTATCGTTCATCCTGGATCATCGGCGAAGCAGTCGATGCTATCCCGGATGATATGACCCGCAAAGGCATTCGCATCACTTCGGAAATTGATGCAAAAGATCGTGGCATTCTCGAATCACAACTGGATGAGTTGCAAATCTGGGATGCGCTGAATGACGTGCTGAAATGGTCGCGTCTCTACGGCGGCGCGGTGGGTTTCATCATGATTGAGGGGCAGGCACCAATGACCCCGCTGCGACCCGAAACCATCGGTAAGGGCAAGTTTAAGGGGATTCTCCCGCTCGACCGCTGGATGATTGACCCGGTACTGACCCGCCGCATTAAAGATATGGGGCCGGACCTGGGTAAACCTGAGTTTTACGATGTGGTGACCACAGCAACGGGAATTCCTGCCTGGCGCATTCATCACAGTCGACTGATTCGCTTTGATGGCGTCACGCTGCCATTTCAGCAGAAGATGACCGAGAACGAATGGGGAATGTCGGTTGTAGAGCGTATCTGGGATCGTCTTACCGCGTTCGACAGCGCTACTGTCGGCGCGGCGCAGCTGGTCTACAAAGCGCATTTGCGTACCTACAGCGTGGAGAAGCTACGCGAGCTTATCGCACTTGGTGGTCCTGCGTATGAAGCGTTGCTGAAGAATATCGACCTGATTCGACAGTTCCAGAGCAATGAAGGCATGACGCTCATGGACTCGCGGGATAAGTTTGAAACGCATCAGTACAGCTTCAGTGGTCTGGATGACATCCTATCACAGTTTGCAGAACAGATTAGTGGCGCTGTTGGTATCCCACTGGTGCGGTTGTTCGGACAGTCCCCGAAAGGATTTTCTACCGGTGATGCAGACCTTGCCAACTATTACGACCGCATCAGTTCGTTGCAGGAGAGGCGTTTACGTCTTCCGGTGCGGCGGATACTGGACATCATGCATCGTTCGGAGCTTGGCAAGCCGCTGCCGGACGATTTCACGTTTGAGTTTAACCCGCTCTGGCAAATGTCTGATGTCGATCGCTCAACGGTGGCGTTAAACACTACCAACGCAATCAGTACAGCGCTGGGTGATGGTCTGATGACACTGAAGGCCGCTATGACTGATTTGCGAGAAAATTCTGACGTAACCGGCATCGGGGCATCCATTACCGACGAGGACATCGAGAATGCCGAAGATGAAGCGCCGCCCGGCATCGGCGAACCTGATGACGAACCGCAGGAACCGTCAGGCGGAAATCCGGTATCGAACCAGCCTACGCAGGATAGCGCGGGCGGTAGGGGACATCGTAAATGGTCACTACGATGGTTCAAATGACAGTATCACGGAAATTATTGAGGCGCTGGAACGCTACAGTGAAATCATCACCCCCTGGGCGACAAAGGTCGCGGAAAACTTTACCGCCGATATTGTGCGCAAGAATGATGAGCAGTGGCGTAAACACAGCAAAACCATCAGCCGTGAGCTACGCAATCTGGTAAACAGTGCCCCGCCAGGGCAGGTGATGAAATCCATCGTTGCTGAACAGGTTAAGTACATTAAATCGCTACCCCTCGAGGCGGCTGACAGGGTGTACGACATCCAGAATCGGGCGATTGAAGCTGTTGTGACCGGTGGGAGAGCGGAACATTTTGCTAAAGAAATAGCCGCATCGGGTGATATAGCAAAGTCCAGAGCTGACCTGATTGCCCGTACTGAACTTGGACGTGCAACCGGCGCGCTGGATCAGGCGCGTGCGCTGGCAATTGGTTCGAATGGTTATATCTGGCGTACAGCCGAAGATGGTGACGTCAGGCATTCTCATCGGGAAATGGAAGGTAAATTTGTCGAATGGGGCAAACCTCCAACGCTTGATGGCATGACCGGTCACGCTGGCGAGCTCCCGAATTGTCGCTGTTATAAAGAAATCGTTTTTCCCACCTCCCATTCTTATCCCGCCTGAATCGCAGGTAACACATGAAATATTTTTTCAATACCCGGCTGGGGGAAACCCGCTATCAGCTGGCTGACGGCTCGTTGCTGTGCAAAGACGTGCCGATAGGACGAACAGGTAAGCAGCTCTATGGTGCTGATGACCTGCCAAAACTGAAACCCGATAAGTTCGGTGAAATAGTCGTCACGCGTTCTCCTGAGCAGGTATTCCATCCGGCCACGCTTGCCTCATTCGAAGGGATGAGCATCACGATTCTGCATCCTGAAGATGAAAACGGGAATGTGCGGCTGGTAAATCCCGAGAACTGGAAAGAGCTTGCTGTCGGGCACCTCCAGAATGTCCGGCGCGGGACGGTGAGCAGTCTGATTTGATGCTGGCTGACCTTATCGTCAAAGACGAAAACGCCATTCAGCTTATCGAAGATGGCCTGCGCGAAGTGTCGTGCGGCTATGACGCGGAGTACGAGCAGACCGAGCCAGGTAAAGCTGAGCAGGTCGATATTACCGGAAACCATGTGGCTCTTGTCCCTAAAGGCAGAGCCGGAAATCGTTGTGCAATTGGAGACAGAGACACAATGGCAAATCAAAAGAAAAACTGGTGGAACCGCATGCGTGCGGCCATCAAGACAGGAGATGCCGACACCATGAACGAACTGGTGGAGTCGGCTCCCGCATCGGTTACAGGAGATGAGGGGGATTTGCCGCAGGGCGTTAATCTCAATATCAACCTGTCCCCGCAGCAACCACTACCGGACAAAGCACCAGAGATGGGGGAGGCCCAACCGGCGACAGTGATGATGACCTCAAAACATTACTGAAAGCCCTGCTGGCTAAGCTGGAAGGAAATGCCACGGGCGATAACGATAATAAGCCTGACGATAATCCGACCGGTGACGGCGAGGACGATGAAGAGGAAACCACGATTACTGGTGACGCAGCCTGGCGTGCCGAAGTTATTGTTCCGGGTATTGATCTGAGCCGTAAGATGAAACCGACCGCGTTCAAACGTGAGGTTCTGGCTTCTGCTGACAAAACGCTGGTTCGCCAGATAGTCGGTGATGCGGATATCCGCAAATTACCGAAACAATCGGTCGACATGGCGTTTAATGCCGTGTCTGAGATTGCCAAAGGGCGAAACACCCGCGCCACCACCGGCGATGCACAGCGCCCAAACATGGGCATGACCAGTATCGCTTCCCTGAACAAACAAAACGCCGAATTCTGGGCAAACCGTAAAGGGTAAAAATGAATAATGTATTTCTGTACCGGATGCCTGTTGGCATTGCCGGGCTGTCTCTCGCCCGCAGGACTTAACCGTCGAACCGGTGGTCCTTAAATCCGATAACGCCTTTGCTGCCTATGGGCTGGCTGGTAAATACGATGATGACGGTTTTTTCGTGCCGCTGGCAGATGGTGATACCGCAGACAAGGTGAAGGGGATCTATGTGCGCCCTTATCCGACCACTTCGCAGCCGGACATGGTTCGCCAGGTGGGGAGTGGCAAGAACTTCCCGGGCGACGCAATGAAGCGTGGCTACGTGACCGTTAATCTCGGTTCTGATTTTGATGCCAGCACCATCAAAAAAGGCGACCCGGTATACGTTGTCGTCTCCACTGATGAATCCATCAAAGTGCCGCTGGGTGGATTCATGGCCACGTCAGTCAGTGGCAAAAACGTGGTGCTGACCAACGCTGAATTCACAGGTGCCGGTGATGCTGACGGCAATGCAGAAATTTCCTGGAAGATTTAAGGAACAGACGAATGATTACTTTTGATCAGGCAACCGTTGACAGCTCTGGTGCCTTTCTCATCGGGGAGCTGGAGCGACTCGACCAGACGCTGAACCTGCCACTGGTGGGGTACACCTGGACCCGCGATATCCAACTGCGTGAAGATGTCTCCATCGCAGATGACATTTCCAGCTGGACGAATACCAGCTTCGCCGCTGCGGGTACTGGTGCAAATCCGAATGGCAAAAACTGGGTAGGCAAAGACTCAACCGCTATTGCTGGCGTGAACGTGGATATCGGCAAATCCGGTAACCCGCTGAACCTGTGGGGGATGGAACTTGGCTGGACGGTCATAGAATTGCAGGCTGCTCAGCAGGTCGGCCGCCCGATTGATACGCAGAAGTATGACGGTATGCAACTGAAATGGCAGATGGATAACGATGAACAGGTATATGTTGGCGATTCCGCATTAAACCTGAAAGGTCTTGTTACCCTGGACGGTGTGCCTGTCAACAACGCTGCCAAAACGTGGGCAACCTCAACACCGGACGAAATCCGCGCAAGCATTAACCAGGTGCTGTCTGATGCGTGGGCCGCTTCCGGTTACTCTGTGGTTCCGCGTGATTTGCTGATCCCGCCTGAGCAGTTTGCTCTGTTGTCCAGCATCATCGTTTCATCTGCGGGTAACCAGTCCCTGTTGACGTACCTTCAGACCAACACCATCAGCTATCACCAGAACGGTGTTCCGCTGAATATCCGCGCGGTTAAATGGCTGAAAGGCCGTGGTGTGGGGAATAAGGATCGCATGGTTGCGTACACCAACGATAAAAAATACGTCCGCTACCCGCTGGTTCCGCTTCAGAGCGTGCCGGTGCAGTATCGCGGTCTGTATCAGATCGTCACTTACTACGGCAAGCTGGGTGCAGTCGAGCCAGTGTACAAAGAAACCATTTCGTACGTTGATGGCATTTAACAGCCATATGGCCCCCTGGCGGGGCCATTAAGGATGACCCGATGGCAAAAAATAATGCAGTAATACACGTACATACCCCGTTTGTGCTCACGCTTCCCGACGGTTCACGGCGCGAGTTTGTTAAAGGCCGTCATGCTGTGGAGGAAGACGTTGCCACGCACTGGTTCACTCGTGCGCACGCGGAAGTATCCGTTGGCAAAGCCACAGACGCGCGTAACGAGGTAAAAAATGCCAAAGAATCAAAGTCTGCCAGCGGTAAGTGATTTTCGCCGCGACTTCCCGCAGTTTGCTGACCCTGCCAAATATCCCGAAGCGCAAATCCAGTTTCGTCTGAATCTGGCAGATGAACTGCTGAGCGAAAACGTCACCGGCAAAAAGTTGTTTCCGTACTTTGCCGGATTGTTCGTTGCGCACTACATGACGCTCTGGGCGGCTGACAGCAGGGCGATGCTGGCTGGTGGCCCTGGCGGCTCAACCAATGGTGTTCAGTCCTCAAAGTCCGTTGACAAGGTAAGTGTCAGTTATGACATCAGCGCGACGCTGAATCCTGATGCAGGCTTCTGGAATAACACCCGATATGGCGCTGAATTTTATCAGTTGATCACGATGTTCGGTGCAGGCGGTCGCCAGCTATGAGTTTCAAAAGCGGTGTAACAACGAGGGTGGATAACGCTAAGGCCATTCTGGATGCGCTCAGGTCGTTAACCAAAAAAGATGTGCTGGTCGGCATCCCTTCGGAAGACAGCGGGCGGGATGATGTTCCGTTTGGTAATGCGGGCATCGGTTACCTCAACGAATACGGCTCACCAGAGCAGAACATCCCGCCACGACCTCACCTGGTCCCCGGCGTTAAATCGGCAGAAGAGCAGACGGTGCCGCAGCTCAAAGCCGCGGCGCAGGCTGCACTTGATGGTAATGCTGCGGGAGCAGAACGCGCACTCAACCGTGCCGGAACGCTGGCCGCTAATGGCGTCAGGCGTTACATGACCATTACCGGCTTTACGCCGCTTGCTGACAGCACTGTTGAAGCCCGGGCTCGTCGGGGGCGCAAGGGGGCAACACTGGAACTTGCCCGGCGTGCTGCTGGCGAATCTCCGGGAACCGATCTGGCGAAACCATTAATTGACACCGGGCAATATCGCAGAGCCATTACCCATGTTGTGAGGGATAAAGATGCCGACTCTTGATGTAACAGATGTGCTTTTTGACCCCGATTTTTGCGACTTCAATTTGTGGGTAACACGCCGAGTGCAAACGGTGGATGAGGACGGGATCGGCAGCGACAGTGAAGTTAAAAAGCAGTTTGCCGGAGTCGTAACTGTTGATCGCTCTCTGGAAAACCGCCGTATGCAGGCAGGGCAGGTAATCAGTGGTGCAATTCTGATTGTGACGACTGAGCGACTGACGCAGGGACAGACTGGCCGTGATTCCGATATCGTGACGTATCAGGGCCGTGATTACCGTGTGACCTTCGTTGACCCGTATACAGCTTATGGTGTCGGATTCGTTCAGGCGCATTGTGAGTTGCTGCCGTTTGATGGGGGAACTCCGGTTGAGCAATAACACCAGCACAGAGCGCGGATGGCTGATACCAACCAGTGGCGATCCGGATTATGACGAAGCGCTCGACAGGCTGTTAAGCCAGTGGATGCGTAACGTTTCCGGTCTGTCTGCCGGGATGGTTCGTCCGCGCTGGCAGAAAGAGCAGCCGCCACTGCTACCGGCTGAAACGAACTGGTGTGCGTTTGGGGTTATCGGATGGTCAGGTGATGACAGTCCGGCATTCACCAGACAGACCGATGATGGCTCTCAGCTCTGGCGGCATGAAACGATTGAGTGTATGGCTTCGTTTTATGGTCCGGCGGGGATGGTGTATGCGTCCCGGTTTCGTGACGGTATATCTGTACCGCAGAACAACGCAGCACTGAATGCGCTGGGGCTGTCTCTTGGCGATTACACAGGTCTGACTCCCTTCCCTGAACTTATTAATCAGCAATGGGTCCGCCGCTACGATATGACGGTGCGTCTGCGCCGGAAGGTTGTGCGCGAGTACGGTATTAAATCGCTGGTGGAAGCACCAGTCATCTTTTTCGGAGATTAAGCTATGGCACAGGGCTTGCCTGTATCAAACGTTGTTAATGTTGATGTGATCATGTCGCCGCGTGCAGCATCAGGGCGAAATTTTGGTGCATTACTCATTCTCGGCCCGTCCACAATCATTCCGGTAAGTGAGCGCATTCGCCGTTATTCTGCCGCGGAAGATATTGGAAAAGATTTTGGCGTGGAATCACCAGAATATAAGGCTGCGCAGGTGTTTTTCTCTCAATCACCGAAACCTCAGGAGGTTTTTGTTGGTCGTTGGGTGAAAACGAAGGGAGACAGCGAACAGGCCACGCCTGAGACGCTGGAGCAGGCTGTGAATGCCATGCTCGATTATACTTCATGGTATGGGCTGGGGATTGCAGACGATGAAGATATTCCGGATGCAGACTGGCTGAAAGTGGCTGCGGCGATCGAATCCTCTTCTGTAAGCCGTATTCTGGCGATTACGACAAGCGATGAGAAATGCCTGCAGACTGCATCCAGCGATGATTTGGCATCAAAACTGAAAAATGCCGGATATTCACGCAGTTTTATTCAGTATTCATCGGGTAATAAATACGCTGCGTTATCTGCATTTGGCCGGGCATTCACGGTTAATTTCAATGGCAGTAATACCGCGATTACGCTCAAGTTTAAGCAGGAGCCGGGTGTCGGGTATGAAACACTGACAGTCAGCCAGGCATCGGCACTTGATGCAAAAAACTGCAATGTATTCGTGTACTACCAGAATGATACGGCTATCCTCCAGCAGGGAGTGATGGCTAACGGCGATTTCTTTGATGAACGCCACGGCCTGGACTGGTTACAGAATTATGTGCAGACCAACCTCTATAACCTGCTTTATACCAGCACCACGAAAGTTCCCCAGACTGAAGCCGGTATTACCCGACTGTTATCAAATGTTGAAAAATCACTGGATCAGGCCGTTCAGAATGGACTGATTGCTCCGGGTGTATGGAACGGGGGCGACCTTGGTCAGTTGTCATCAGGTGACACACTGCCCAAAGGTTATTACGTATACGCCCAGCCGCTGGATGAACAGGCACAATCAGAACGTGAAGCCCGTAAGGCTCCGGTGATTCAGGCTGCAATAAAACTTGCAGGCGCGGTTCATTACGCTGACGTACAGATTAACGTTGTTCGCTAAGGGGAAGTGAATGTCTACCTATTCTTTTATGGATGTCACTGCGACGCTGACCGGGCCGACCGGTTCGATTGACCTCGGGTACGGTTCTGCAAGTTCTGAAGAGGGGATTGTGGTTGCGATGGGCGGTCCTAAAAACACCATGACCATCGGTGCTGATGGTGAAGTAATGCACAGCCTCCATGCAGAAAAAAGCGGGACGATTACCGTTAACCTTCTGAAGACATCACCGACAAATAAAAAATTGTCGCTGGCGTATAACGCACAGAGCCAGTCTTCTGCCACATGGGGGAATAACGTTATCGTGATCCGCAACAAGGTCAGCGGCGACATCATCACGGCACGCAGTGTTGCGTTCCAGAAACAACCGGATAACGCCAACGCTAAAACCGGTAATACGATGCCGTGGGTGTTTGACTGCGGCAAGATTGACCAGGTTCTCGGGGAGTTTTAATACATGGAATTCGAAATCAAAGGTGTGAAATATCGCACGGCAAAACTCAGCGTTTTTGACCAGCTGAAAGTGACCCGCAAACTTCTGCCGGTACTGGCGGGAATGATGTCAGATTTCGGGAGCATTCGCTCCCGTTTGCCTGCTGATGGCAAAATCGACACCGTGAAATTCGAGCAGTTAAAACCGGTGTTTGAAACCATGCTCCCGCGTATCGCTGAGGAACTGTCTTCCCTGACCGAAGATGACACCGATGCGATTATTCATCCCTGTCTTGCGGTGGTATCGCGGCGTCATATGGACGGATGGGTGCCGGTATTTACCCATGGCGAACTGATG